CTTTTTAACTTTGTCTTTGCATTTATCGCAGTATTGCTCTTGTTTTTTGTCAGACGTAAAGTTTTTATTACAAAGTTTGCATACTTTGTTATAAAGTCCGCTTGTTTCTTCTGCGTCTGGAAGCAGTTCTTTATATAGTTCTTTGTCAAGCGGTAAAACCGAATTAATAAAATACTTGCAAAGTACAGAATACATACATCCCATTTGTGGACAAGTGGTATCTAAAAGGATGCATTGACCATCAACATAATTAGCACATTCTTTTTTTATCAGTTCTTTTATTTTGTTTGCTTGTTTTATATTTGTTCTTATTTGCATATAATTTCCTCCTGTGTTTATTTTTTTGAAAATAAAAAGGTATCCACAAAAAGCGGATACCTAAAAAGGAGTGCAAAAATTTTGCTATTCCCTAAACATATAAGTCCAACTTGCACCATCAGCTATATTATCGGATACATCATCACTAGGCAATAATCTTATTTTGCGTTCAAGCTGTGCTATCCTGTTTTGTATGCTCTCTGCAAAATCCATAATGGATATATCTTCATTTTTATAGTTCTTCATAAGATTAGGATTATTAGCAATTGCTTCTAATACGCTTAATACAGTTGAATATATTGCTCTTTTGTCTGTGTTAGATGTAGGGTCATAATCCAAAGCAGGATTAGATATACCGTTTTCTTGAGCCAATATGCTTAATTCTGTATCGTTAAAGGTAATTTCCTGTAATTCAAGTTTAATACGGTCTAAATATGTCATAATAAACCTCCTATAATAGATTTTTTTATGAATAAAGAAACCCCTCTAATATGAGGGGTTTTTAAAAATATTAACTTAATTTTTAAATTTTATGTTTGTTTTTAATTTTTTAACTGGGAAATATACCATAATATTAAATTTCAGTTTAATTTATTGTATTTTTCTGGCAACTTATCAGGTAATGAATCTAACAATAACTCAATTGTACCTTTCATTGAATCATAAATTATATAATCCAATCCTGTAAAAGTAATTCCTCCTGATATCTTATCTAGTGCGGCATTAACTCTTGAATTTAATTCAGCTTCCTTTATGTTTTTATCATCATAATATTTTCTAAAATTTTTATATGCATTACTATTAAGTATCTCCTTGACATATTCAGATATTTCTGTACCTTGAGAAATATCAATAGTTTCAAATTCTTCAAATACTTTTTTGTTATCAATTAGTAATTTGCTTAACTCCTTCATGTTAGTTACTGTGCCTAATTTATATTTTATGTCCTTTACTGTTGACAAAAAAACTTTTGTTTTTTCTACACTTTCTTTTTCAATATTAATTTTATTTATCCTATTACGTATTTCTGAATCTTCTTTCAAATTTAATACTTTTTTATATAAATCAATTGCATTATCAAAATCTGCCTTTTTTTCATATTCTATTGCTTGCGTTTTTAAATCATCTATTTGTTTCTGCAATTTTTCTTCTTTACTTTCACATCCAAATAAAAATAATAGCAAGAAAAGCACTAAACATATATTTATTATCTTTTTCATAATAACTACACCATTACACCTCACATTTGTATTTTAGATGTGAATCTTTTGTATAATTATATCACATATTTCAGCATTAGTACACAATATTTTAAAAAAATTTTTAAGCGGTGAGAAAACGCTTTGCTGTGGCACAAAAATTCAAAAAGGGGGTATCAACTTCCCACATAATCTATATTATGTAATGAATACTAGTTTCCCTTATAATCCTTGCTATTACTGCATTTCACTATTGGAAAATATTGAGATTACGCGAAATGTGTATTTCGTACAATGTTATATAATGCAGAAATAAACCTTGTTAGTTTGTCTGTGCTTTGTTTTGTATAATCAAAACACTTTAGTTAACTAAAGGATTGTATTAATTTTAGTACATGAATAGATAACAGGCCGGGAATGGGCGAACAATTCCCTCATTTGCATAATTTTACATTTCTGCACTTTTCACGTTCCACCCAATTCCCTTTTATTTTCGCATATTTCACATTATGCTATTGAATATTTATACATTTTTATGAATATTTATACACAACATAAAAATATTATTCATTTACAACACTACTACTTATAGTTTCGCTTTTGATTTTCTGCATTTCTGTTGCCACATCGTAAATATATGGTGTTCTGCTGAGTGCTGTTTCAAGTGAAATCAATCCATTTTGTTTTAGTGTTGTTATGTTGTTAATTGTCTCAGTTGCATTCAATGGAACATCATACTCAAAGGTGCAAGATATATCACCTGATACTTGTATTCCTTTTAGTGCTAATAATTTCTTTATCCTATCCCATCTCTGTATAAATCCGTCAACTAAAGCATCTTCATTTAATCTTGCCTTAACACTTGCAAGTGAATACATCATTCTAATACTTGTTTCAGATAGATTAGATATTTCTGTTGCGTTCATTGAAATTGCTGGTGTTTGTGATATGTTAAGTAATTGTGCCATTAATATTTCATACAAAGCTTTAAAACTTGCCGAATCCATTCTATTTTGGACTATCTGAAAATCTGCGGTATCGTCTATCTGTAAAAAATATCCAACTGCGTTTGGATCTATTCTGCCTTTATCATCTTTAGTTGTAAGTCCTGTTCCTTTTAAAACTGGTATTCCACTAATGAAACGATATAATCCGTCATGATATTTGCTGATTAAATCTTCTAAACTATCTATAATAGAAATGTAATCTTCTAAACTACTCCTGCCTTTACAGGAATCTAATTCGTTTATTGTTTTGTATTGAATGGGTAATCCTGATATATTTTTAAATCTTCCTGTAAGTTTCAATCCATCATCATCTATATATCGTATAACTTCATTTTCTGTATACAAAATATAGTACGATATTCCGTCAATAGTATAAAATTCTATAAATGCAATCATATTGCCTGTTTCATCGAATACAGGGTATGAATCTTCTGCTGGTATTATTCTACTTGTTATATCTCCATTTTCAGAGATAAAAATGTACTCATATGTTTCTCCGTACTTTACCATTTTATCAAGAATCTTAAAATCAATACTATTATATCTTGCTTTTGAATATACTTCTTTAAATACTTCCAATGTATTTTTATCCTCACTAATAAGCGTTACTGGATTTTTTAATAGGAACGATGTTTCAAAGTTTAATAAGGTTTTTGCCAACTGCAATACGATTTTTCTTGTTTTATAAGGTTTTCCGTTATACTGCTCATTCGGCCTATTTAAAATTGCGTGTTTTCCGCTTAAATATTCCTTCACATTCAATATGTTTTGTATTCTCTCAATGTGCCATTGTTTTGTTACTTCGTCTTGAAACCAGTTATTTGAACCATCATAATATTTTTTAATATATTCTTTTAACGTCATATTAGAAACCTCCTACTTGCAAAACAATTTTGTAATTATCTGCGTCAATTTCTTGTATCCTAGGCATTTTAAACGCTTGTATTTCATTTCTCATAATTACTATATTTTCTTTTGTGTTTATATCATCAAAAACAAAAAAATCCCATGATTGTATATTTTCTGCGTATTTGTTACGATTAAGCCAGTCCATGAAGTTCATACATTGGTTTTCATCTACATGGACCATTATTTCTTTGCTTAACACTTTGCTTTTTAGATAGAATTTTATCGGATATATTAATTCTTCTTTGTTTATTTTTTCTTTTGGTACTATCACATAGAAACCTCCTTGCTTGTTTATATATAATATCTGCCTGATTTTAATGATTGTAATGCCAAAGCGGTGGCCATTACTAGATCATCAAAGTTATTTTTTCCTCTAACATTACCTAGCTTGCCATTTTTCTCCATATAAATTTGCATTTGCTGTAATGTTTCCCTATCATTGATTAATATAATTCCTTCCTCAAATGCTTCCTTGAAATCTTGTATTAGCTTTGACTTGTTTACATTATCGGTATTCCAACCGATTTCCAATGTTTTCCTTCCTGTTGTTCTATCCCACTTTTTAGTTTTGTTAAGGTTGAGGTATCCTATTTCACGTTTTAACCTATTTATTAAATCTAGTCCATAACTATTTCGTTCAATCATAAGACAAGCGTAATTAAAGTAGTTTCCTAACTCATTAACAATATTTGCAAATTTATATACTGGTATTCCTGATTGATAAAATACAGCAACCTGTTCACCGCTTGAATCCAGTATTGACATAGCGGACAAGTCACCATCTTTTGATAATCCTGAAGCAGTATCTATACCAGAAAAATACATTTCCTTAGGTTTAGGCAATTTGTAAATGAATAAACTTTTGTTTAGATATGGGTAAAGTATATCTGGTAAATCATTTATTTCATTTGCTTTTAATGGCTCTGGTATAAATAATAATCTATCGCTAATTTGCTTTTGGTCAAATACACTTTCCTGTGTGCTAACAAATGCTTCCTGCCATGTAGAAGGAAAATCTTCCTTGAATTTTTCCTCTGATATGTTGGTTAGTTTCCATCTTCTCCACATTAATTGCACTTTACTTGCCCCCAATGCGTATAGTTTTTTCTCGGTTTCGTCCATTTCATCATCTGTAAGATGTTTTATTATGCCTTTTTTGTACCATTGTTTTGCAAGTTCGTATTCAAATTGATATTGTTTTTTCATGCTCTCACAAAACCAATTGTAAAAGAATGGTTTATATCGTGAATTACCTGCCATTGAGTCCTTAAAAAGGTCATAAAAATGATTTAAACCTTTTGCTGTGCTTTCAATAAATATTCTGGAATTTTCGTTTTTTACAAGGGAATTTTCAATTGAGGATAGTATCACATCTTGTATTTTTTCATCATAATATGCAAATTCCGATAAATGAATTAAATTTAAGGAATATCCTCTACCAATCCCTTGTCCTTTACTCGCTGATGCTGTCCTAATTGCTATACGAGAATTATTCTCAAGGAATAGTTCCATTTCATTATTTTTTCTAAATCCAATTCTGTATTTTTCTGGAATTGACTCATACATTAACTTTAAGCGTGTGAATAGATACTGTGTTGTATCTTCTGTATGTGCTAGCAATAGTACATTGTAGTTTTCAAATTGAAAACAATAATATAAAATTAACCCTAGTAATAATGTGCTAAAACCTATTTGACGTGGTTTCAATATAATGTTATATCTATCCATATTATCCACAAAATGTTGCTGTTCTGGTGTTAATACGAATGGTACTAGTTGACCGTTATAATCTATCTTTACGAAATTCTTTAGCCACAAAGCAGGATTAGCATTTATTCTCCTTAATTTCTCTTGCGTTGTCAATTTTGGCACTGTATCACCTTCTTTGTTTTGTTGTATAATTAATTAGAATTAATTTAGACAAAATAAAAATAGCAGGTAATATAAAATCATTACCTGCCAATAAAAAACGCTTTAAAACCAAAATAAAGCGTACAAAGGTTTTATTCTAATTTAAATGTAGTAGGGGTTTTTGGTGGACTAATATATCAATATCTGTTTGTGTTTTCAGACTCAAATAATTTGAGTCTGATTTTCTATCCCCACCATTTCTAATTCCATATATTCTTTCTAACTCCTGTATACACCTTGCCATTTTCAAAGCATTCGTATTACCTATTCCACAAATTAAAAATAAAAAGCGTACATGCTATTCTAGTATTAAATCATCTTCTTCCTGTTCTTCTGTTTCTTGTTTATTTGATTTTTTTGCTTTTATGGATTTTTTTAATTCATTTTGAAGTGTTAAAAATGTTTTAACTGCTTTATCATCGCCTTGTTTTGCCTTTTCAGCTACAACATTGTATATCTCAATAAAATCCTTATTTGATCTTTCTAAAAGTAATAAATTCATTAGTTCTGCGTATTCTTCCGTATTTTCCCACTGCTTCAAGTTACCGTATTTTTTTAAACTACCCTTGCAATATTTGTCAATAATATCTTGTTCTGTAAATTCAGCAAAATCTCTATTCGAATTAGCAAGTTTATTCCTCCACATAAAATACGCATATTTTGGATATGTAGTTGTATTTTTCCAATATTGTTTCAACGCCTGATTCAACAATGATGTTTGCCTAGCCATATCTATTCCTCCGTTTCTTTGATAATCAAAAAAGGATAGCCCTTACTTGCTATCCCGAATTTTTCTTTTAATTCTTTATTTGCTTTTATTCTTGTTAAGTTATAGCTTTCTATTATTTCCTGTAAACATCTTTTTAGTTTTACCTTTTTTTCTTCCTTTTTCCCTCTTATTTGCCTTATAATCTGTTCTTCCGTACAATATCCTTGATTTTCAATTAAATATAAAATTATTTTTGTTGCCTTTTCTGCAAACTGCTCACTTGCTTTAGATAGTTTTTCATTCTGCTGTTGAACATATACTTTATTAGCTTCATTTTCTGATAAACTTCTAATAAGTAATTCCCTGCTAAATCCTGTCATAGTCATATTTTTTTCTTTGTATAGTTTGGCTTTAGTATTAATATTTTGCATTTTGTCAAAACAATAAGAAGGAATACTATAATAAGATGTAATATATTTGTCTTTTTTATATTCTTCTGCTTTCTGTAAATATTTCTCTGGAATATTTTCTTTGCTTAATTTTTCTATCATACCTAAAAAGGTAAATAAATTTATTCTTTGTGATAATCTTTTTAAATTATTATTGCATTTTAAATAGTTTGCAATATATCTTATACTTGTAAAAAATATTGCTTGATTATCCTGTATTAAGTCATCATCTGTAACATTTTGAATCGCTATTTCATGCAAACATACTAATTCTGGAATATATCTATTTACTACCTTGTATATTTCAGGGTATTCTATTTCAAATTGTTCAGAAAGAATATATTCAATATTTTCCTTTAGCATTTCTTTTATCTGTTTCTGCTTTTCTGTTTCTACAACTTCAATGTTATATACTTGTTGAATAAATTCTACTGCTTCTACTTTGTTGCATCTTGCTATTGCTTCAACTAATGTTATAATTGTTCCCGTAAAATTGCAACCAAAACATTTATATAGTCGTGTTCCATCTTTTAAAGTTATAATATGTGCTGAAGGATTAGAGTCATTATGTAATACACATTTAAACATTCCATCATTTACACCTAAAAAATCATTTATGCAAAGTTTTGTGTAAATTATGTGCTTCAAATCTGCTCTATTACTAGCTTTGAAGGGTGTAGGGTAAAAGTGACTACAATAAGTAAGATATATATTATCTTTATTATTGTAGTCACTTTTACCCCCCATGCCTCTAACCCTTGATATATCTGCATTTGAAGGCACTTTTTCATCAATTTTTTTGCAAATTAATTCTTTTATTCTATTTACATCTAAATTTCTAATAGCGTCTATATGTTCATTAGAAACATCTATATTTAACTTTTTAGATGTTGTTATGCTAAAAGTTCTTTTTGAACATTTAGTATCAGGTACTTTTGTTTTATTTAGGATATTATAAAAATACTCACTATCCATTTGTTGAATAGTGAGTATATAATTATAATCTTCTATTGGTTTTAGTTCTTTTTCATAATCTACATACCAACATATTCTATTTGTTGTAAAATGTTTTCCTAGGGGTAACTTTACGCCTTGTGTGTGTGTAGGTCTTAATTCTACTTTTCCATAATCAATATTTAACAATTCGGCATAATTAAGAACCATAAGATAAAATTGTTTTATGTCTGTATTGAATACAGGTTTATTAAAAAATATTTCAACGTGATAACCTTTATTTCCACTTGTCGATATATAAATATACTCTCCAAGTATTCCTAATTCCTGGAGAGTATTAACCAGTTTATACACTGTCCATTTAGCCATTTGTGGGTCTTTTACGTCAACGTCAAAACATATAAACTTTGTAAATATTTCATCTGCAAAAACTCCTAGTGTATAATGTCCTTGCAGGTGATTTTTAACTTGTTCTGCTTTATCTGAAATTGATATACTTGTTATTGTTTTATATCCTGTTTCATCAAATTTAAGCCATTTTTTACGATAAAGTATATATAAATCATTAATCTTTTGGATTATTTCTTTTTCCCTCATCAAAACCAACTCCTTTTAGTTGTTCTTTTATTTGTTGCTTGTATTGTTTCGTTATGCTTTCATAATCCTTAATCGCTTGCCAAATTTCTTCTCTGTTCTCAAAAAAGAAAATTAAACTTTTGTTATTTGTTTTATTAATCGCCAAATCAATAATGGGATAACCTTTATTACACAGAATTTTTGCTAGTTTGCTTGAATAAACTGGTATATTATTTTTCATGTTCTGTCCTCCGTTTCAATTTAGAATAATTTACATAATTTTTTCTTGTTAATGCTAAAGAGAAAATATTTGAATCTAATTCCTCTTTGGTCTTTTCATTAGAGATAGGTTTTGTTATATATTCAAATTCCTTTATTTTTGTAAACTTGTTTTTAGGCATAAAAAAAGGAAGTCCTAAAACTTCCTGCAA